GGGATGGCGCCGGGCTGGATTTTGATCGCAAAGGTTAGCGAGATTATCGCCGACGTTGACGGCGGCGGCGTCACGCCGTGGGTCGACGACGACAACGTGTTTGGCGACGCCTCGCGGTACGCCTGACAGCAGGCCGAAACCGCGCAGCCCTTGTGCTGCGCGGTCTGGCGGTAGTGCCGCCACTGATGAGGCCGCGCCCCTGGGGCGCAACAACAGGAGAACGGACATGGAAATGACAACGAACACGATGACGATCCACGATATGTTTGGCGCACCGCTGTGGAGCGGCGCCGCCGACACCATCGCCCGCGCTGTGGAGGCTGCGGTGCGTGAGGGCGTGGAACTGCGCCGCGCGGACCTCCGCGGCGCCGACCTCGTCGCCGCGGACTTGACCTGCGCCACCCTCCGCGACGCCGTGCTCTCCGGCGCCAACATGCGCGGCGCCGTGCTCGACGGCGCCGACCTCACCGGCGCCGACCTCGACGGCGCCGACCTCGACGGCGCGGACATGCGCGGCGCCGACCTCGACGGCGCCGACCTCGAAGGCGCGAAACTCACCGGGGCCGACCTCGAGCGCGCCGTGCTGCGCAACGCCGACCTCAGCGGCGCGTGCCTGCGCCGCGCGGACATGCGCGGCGCCGAACTCGACGGCGCCGACCTCGACGGCGCCGTGCTCGACGGCGCCGTGCTGAGCGGCGCGTTGATCAAGCGCGCCGACATGCGCAACGCCGACATGCGCGGCGCCACCCTCACTGATGCGCGCCTCAGCGGCGCCGACCTCGACGGCGCGAACCTCTCCGGCGCGTTGATCAAGCGCGCCGACCTCAGCCGCGCGAGCCTCCGCGGCGCCGTGCTCTCCGGCGCCGACCTCGACGGCGCCGAACTCGACGGCGCCGACCTCACCGGCGCCGTGCTCGACGGCGCGAACCTCTCCGGCGCGTACATCATTGGCGCACGCCTCAGCGGCGCGCGCCTCCGCGGCGCCGTGCTCTCCGGCGCCGACCTCGACGGCGCCGACCTCGACGGCGCCGACCTCACCGGCGCCGACCTCGACGGCGCCGTGCTCGACGGCGCCGATCTGACCGACGCCATCGGGCTGGAGGACTAGCCGCGACAGGCCGAAACTGTGCCAGTGTACTGGCACAGTCTGGCGGTGAGTGCCGCCACTGACGAGGCCGCGCCGTGAGGCGCAAAAAAACGGAGGAAAATAACATGACGCTAAACAACTATCTGATTCTGGTGCATGGCACGCGACACCGTGCGACGCACGCTGATGTGCTCGCGACTGACACCATCATCGAGATGGCGGAGAACGCATCAGCTTCGACAAATGACACGATCTTCTACCTGACTACACCAGAACAACTCCGAGAAAACGGATGGGAGGACCTCGCTGATGCCCTGGCGGCTCGGTACGGCGACGGAACTACAGTCTATACTGCCTACGGAATAACGGAGCGGGACGAGTACGTGCCGCTCCCGCCGGATGCGGACCCCGACGACATCTGGCTATCTGCCTCAATCGAGTGGCTCCGCCACGATGGTGACACGGCTTATGTTCTGACCACAGCCGACGAAGCGTTCGAACATGCGGCGCGCCTGCGCGAGCGCGGAGAAAAACTCCTGGCAGCGGAGGTGGAGGAGTGCGCTAGTGAGCTAGATCGGCATGCGCAGATCGATTCGCTGATTCGCGATGCAGTTCGCATGCGCGACGAGTTGATACGCGAATGCGCCGATGCCGTGGATGCGCGCATCTGCTGGCATCCGGCATCGAACGAGCTTTTCCTGTGCACGCGCCTGCATGGCGGCGCAGGACTGAACTGCGTCAGCATCACGATATCGTCGTGCATGTCGCGCGATGATATTCGAGACATAATCCGCGACGCGATCGCGTCGAAAGAATGGTGCAATGACAGATCATGATTGCATGAGAATGCGCGACATGGTGATGCTCCGTGCGATCATCGCCAGCGACAGGACCAGCCCAGACATGATCCGCATCGCGACAGCGCAGCTGGCCGAACTTAAACCGATGGATGGGCATCTCGCGGTTCTTCACCGCGCCGCTGTCGACGTGATGCGCGAGCATCTCGCGCACGCGACCGGGAGAGCGCCATGAATACGAATAGATCACGCGCCGAATGCTGCTCGCCATGGGGACGAGACCGACACGAGGATCACTGCACAGGGCCCGCGAGTGCGATCGCACCGACATCGTGGAGATGCTCATGGACTACGGCGCGCCCGCCGCGACAGGCCGAAACTGTGCCAGTGTACTGGCACAGTCTGGCGGTGAGTGCCGCCACTGACGAGGCCGCGCCGCGAGGCGCAAACCGAGGAAACATCGAAATGCGAATCAAAACGTCAGACATTATCACTGCGCGACAGATGTGCGCGTGCACCGAGGCACTGGACTGGGTGAGCGCGAGCCGCCGCACGTGGCGGGAGTTGCTGCGCCATTCGCCGGAGTGGGCCGCGTGGGCAATGGCGCGCCGCCAGGTCTGGTGCCGCGCACTGCTCGACGCGGGCGCGGACGTGACTGTGCTGACGCCGGAACTGCTGCGGCAGATCGAGCACTCAGACGCTGGTGCGCTGCGGATGCTGATCGGCGCTGGTTTAGACGTGCATGCGGATGATGACGCTGCATTGCGGTGGTCAGCGATTTTTCGCCGCACGGACATCGTGCGCCTGTTGCTCGCCGCGGGCGCGGACGTCCACGCGCAGGATGATGCGCCGCTGCGCAGCGCCGCGATGCGCATGTGCGCGGACGTCGTGCGCATCCTGCTCGCGGCTGGCGCGGACGTCCACGCGCGGGATGATGCGCCGCTCTGGAACGCCGTGTTCACGGAGCGCACCAAAAACGTGCGCATCCTGCTCGCGGCTGGTGCGAATGCGCACGCGCAGGACGGCGCGATCATCGACCTGGCACGATCATACGGCAGGGTCGAGATTTTGCGGCTGCTGCTGGCGGCGGCATGAGGGAGATCATGATGGAGACTGTGACACTGACGATCGCAACGGGAGAGCGCCATGAATACGAATAGATCACGCGCCGGGCGAAAGCGAATTGATGGTGAATCAGGCGGTCGCGGCGGGCCGGTGACGATCTACATGACGCCGTGCGACCGTGCGCGTGCCGCAATGATCAGCAGGAACGGCACGATTACCGACGGTGTGCGGCGCGCGCTCCGGATCGTCATAGAGGAGATGGCGGCCGGCCAGGCCGATCCCGCACGAGATTGACGTCGAGATTCAGACAGCGCAGGCTGTTACGCAGGTGACGGCCTGCGCTGTCCATGTTTGCGAGCGCGGCGCGCATGGCGCGCGGGTCCATGGTGCCCGCGCGCTGTCTGATCATGCTGCTGAGCCGCGTGTAGACGTCGAGCCACTGCATCGCCTGATGCAGCAGCAGCATGCCTGCGCTGTCGAGTTCATGCTGTGCCAGGATTCTGTACCACCATTCTCGCGCATGCGCCGACAGATCGGTCGGTGCGGCTGGCAGCGTCATCTCGACGCCGTCAATGAGTATCTGCTTTAGCTCACTGTTTATCTGCATCTTTATAGTATAAAAATCCTGCGCCGCTCGCATGCGTGTCACGCGGCGGCGTTCGTTTTTTTTGCGCCAGTTCCATCGCCGATTTCCTGTTGTGACAGGACGCGCACAGCGGTTGCAGATTTTCATGATCAAATGGTGCTCCGCCATCGGCGAGCGGCGTGATGTGGTCCACGTGCTCGGCGATTCCGCCGCACGAAACGCATCGCCATCGCCTGCGGAGCACGGCTGCGCGCACGCGCTGCCATGCTGCAGTGGAATATATTCGCCTTGCCATCACAGCACAGTATACATCCCGCTGCCTCGCACGATCCATGTGTTTACAGAGTCGGGCGTGAATCGGATTTCGATCTGGTCGCCGCTCGCGAATCCGATGCATCCGCCGGCGAGATACGCGCGAGGACTTGCGGTCGCATCCTCCGCGGTGACCGTGCCGAATGCGTGACGCGAATCCGTGAATGCGCTCGACACAGGCGGGTTGAATCTGAAATGCGTATTGGTGTTTGCCGCGCTCGGCGTTACATCGATTGCAAACGCAAACAGTACGATTCCACCGATGCGCACGTATTTGATCTTTCCATTTGTGCTTGATGCGACATTTGAAGACGTGGCGATCGTGAATGTCGTGCTATTCTGCTCCGAGACCGACAGCACGCCGTCGATTTCCGTGTCGGTGAAAATGTTTGCCATGTCAGCCTCCAGTCTGTTTTACGGCGATGGATGTCGCCATCAGATCATCCAGTATCACGATGGCGGGGCGCCATCGCGCATTCAGTCGGTCCCACGTCTGAAACAGCGTGCCTGTCGGCAGGGCAATGACCGTGCCGGAAATCTGCATGGCATCGAGCATCGCTGGCACGCTGAACATGAATTGCGGCGCAGTGATTGTCTGCGACGCAAGATCGATTTTAACGACACGAGTTCCGCCGCTGCACAGATAGATCGTGTCAGCGTCAACAACCTCGATGCCGCTCGACGATCCCGCGCCGCCGACCGTGTCGTTTACAAGGGTCCACGACGGCGAGATGTATATCGCCGGATCATCATTGGAATCCCAGATGACACGCCAGATCGCGGTGCTGCCGCGCAGGAATTCAGTCGCCCCTGGCGTCTGCACGATGCGCACATCGTGCGTTTCATCTATCATATCGACACGCTCGAACGACCCCGATTCCATTTCCGGCATGACGGCGACCGTGCCGAGATGCGTTGACGCATGCGGCACATGCGTTGGCGCCGCCTGCGAGATGACAACGACGACGGCCTCCGTATTTTCAGATTCCGTATCGATTGCGCTCGAATACGTTCGCACCAGCACGGATACAGTGCTCGCGAACTCGTAGTTCACGTCAGGCGAGTAGGACATCTGCGCATACATGCTGATCCCGCTGATAGTCGGCATTGGCAGATCGATCGGCGTATCAGTGCCAGGGTCCGGTGCAGTGCCATCGTCTCGAATGTATATTCTGAAACGATCCGCTATTGGCGAATCATTCGAGATGTCATAGAGTGCTCTGATGTTGATGCGCCCGCCGCCAATCTCCTCGACAATGATATTGAACGGCGCAGTGATCTGCGGGCGCACCTCCTCGCCATCGCTGTTGATGTCAATGAATAACGTCAATGTCGAAAGCGATTCAAGCCCGACATCGTTTACCGGGCGCAGCATCACGGCGATCCTGTCGACGCCGATCGTCGGTGGATCGATCGGAATACTGAACGGCGGCGTTCCAGTCAGCACGGCGAATGGCGCGGCGGTATAGTCTGGAAACGCATTTCGCCCCACATATACGTTTATTTTTTGCAGGCGCCTGTCGAGAACATGCCATATCGCACGCATGCGCTCTGCGAATGAATCGCCATCATGATTGAATGCGACATTGAAATCATAGGCGAGATGTTTTCCGCCGACCATGTCCGGCGGCACGATCAGCGCAACCCACAGCCCAATGCTCTCGCCGGAGCGCAATTCTCCAGCGTCAAGAGCAGTTGCAATCGTTGTCGGCGAAACAAACTCAACGCCTGCCGGTGCGTTCTCCGGCACGGCATTGGGCTGAATGAAGCCGTTTGCGTCGATCGGTTCGATGCCGATCACGCATGGCGGAATCGGCTGCACCGTGTCGGTTGAATCGCCAGCCGATTCCGCCGTACCGGCGAGCGCGCGATGTGCCTCGGCGACCGACAACACATTGCCGTCGCGCTCGTAGTAGATGATTTCGCGCAGCGCACCGCCGGAATCGACTATGCGCGCCACACCGCGCGATGGCCACGAACCAAGCGACGCCGATGTTTCTATTTCACCGGCGCCTGTCGCTGGCAATTGAGCGACAGACGTTGCGACCGCCGCGGCGATCGGATTCAAATGGATTTTTATTTCTGAAACATCGGCAGATGAATGATTTTTCAAAAAGAATTGATGGTGCAGCATGCCGCCGGATTCGCGAAATGAATCATCGCAGTCGCGCAGCGCGACCGCATTGAATTCGAGCATGAGCATTTCACCGAGAGGATTGCTTGAAACGCGCAGAACGCGAATCCATTTTGAAGCCGATTCGCTGTGCAGAATGCGCGATTCGCCGCTCTCGATCGTTACGGCGTCACCAAAATTTTCATCAGGCGCTGCGAACGCGAGCGAGTTCTGCGACACGGCAGTAATCGCGCCAAGGCCTTCGCCACAATTCCCGGAAACACATTCGATCAGCACGCCGCTCAGGTTTCCCGTATAAATGCCGCTGATGCGAGGCTGCTGCACGGCGATGCGCCTGCCATCGGTGCCGCCATTGCCTGTGCGATAGATTCCAATCGCATCGTTTTTTGTGCGGGCCGCCGTCATGGATTCACTCCGATGATCAACTCGTGCGTGGTTTCGTTCCAGTCATATGTCCACTGCGCGCCGTATATTTCGAGTTCGGGGTTGCGGTGTATGACTGCATCAAATTCAATAGGGTCACCGTCGACAATGGTGCCGCTGAATTCGCGCACCGGCACCACGCGATAGCGTGCGTGCGTGCCGTCGTTGAGCACCGTGCTGCGCCATTGATAATAACGCTGACCTACGTGGCGTGGATATTGATCGAATCGCGGCGACGCAGGTTCCCATTCCGTGCCGTTCCATATGTCAATCCTGTAATAGCTCGCATCGTTGATTCCAAACCATTGAAGCACGACGCACGCGGGATTCTCTATGGATGCCGGTGCCTTTGTCGATATTTGCGTGCTATCAAGCACTTCTATGGTTGGGCTCCACATGTAGTCCGTAGCATCAATCATGATTTCCGTTTCGTTCGTTCCGTTGAGCAGCGCATCGCCGTTGGCGCCAAAAACATAGAATGGCGGTGTTCCCGTCCATCGCCATCGCCCGGCGCTGTTGCCGACGATTTCAAACGATGTGATCCGCGCACTCATTCATCTATTTCCGCGGTGTGCACACGTTGACAGTTGTCGACGCATGCGTCAATGTCAATCGTATACATCCCATTCTCAAATCGCATGTCAAGCAACGCAGATCTCTTCCCAAAATTCAATGCCGTGCCTGAATATATTCCAGAGCCCAAATAAGTTTCTGAAGCAGGTTCGATCTCCGTGCACGGATATGCGCCGTCGCACGACTGATACGCATTCAGCGTAATTGTCACATCAAACTCAAAATAATTTCCAGCATTGGAGTCGAGAACAATTTCGCTTGGCGCATCATCGGAGCAATTTACGCCATCATTGACATAATTTTTCTGAAGCGGGATCGTCAGCGTCGCACCAGGCGCGAATTCCGGCAGCGGTTCAAAATACGATATTGGTGTAGTCGCGCCGACTTCGTAGGTAATTACGCATTCATCCACTATCAGCCATCCGGCATAACGTGCCTGCGTGCCACTGAGCGGCATGTCATGCCAGTGCTGAATCCCGCATGTTTCAGCATTGCCAATCAGGTATGAATCTTCATGGGCTATTGGATCGGATGTGTCAATCAGAAATGAGATCATTCCGCCATGCTCGCGATCATATGATTCGTAAAAACGCACCTGCCCCGCAGGAAGATCGTTCGGATACACGAACGCACCAATAAACGTAATCAATACGTCAAGATCATAGCCGGCAAATGGAAAGGTGTTAACGAATTCAAATTCGGTTCCATGAGATGTAGCCACGCCTGGGAATGCGTTCTTGCCATAAGTATCAACGCATGAAACGACATACCGATAACCCTCGCGATCCGTGTAGTAGCCGCAAGAGGATGATGCCGAGCTGTAAAGCCTGTCTATGTCGCGATGCACGCCATCCGGCAATATTCCATACCTGCCGCGCCACACGGTTTTTTTGCGCTTGATCCGCAACTGGTAATCGCGATGTGTATGTCCGGCATATTCCTGCACGCGCAGATATTCATCCACGATATTCATGAGTCCATTCATGAATGTCAGCCACTCATCCTTGTTGTCCGGAACTGCGCCAAGCGCGGTCAGCGCAGGCGAGATTGATGCGCGGTCGCGCCATTGCCATCGTTTGCAGTCAAGATCGAACCACGCGGATCCATGTCGCGACACGGAATTGCGCGCCTGACCAAGCCACGCCTTGATCGTGCTCCACACGTTTTTGTCCGGATTCGATCCGTAATTGTACGCGGCCCAGTCGCCATTGTCCGGATTCGCGCCGACAAGGCTCCATGATGTCGGCGTCAATCCGATCTGCGCCTCTTTCTCGTTGAAGCAGCGCAGCCATTGCATCCACTGCTGATCCTGCAGCCACGTGTCGAACTCGGGCCACTCGACATCCGGCATTGTGCGCGTCTCGTATCCACCGCATTCCATCGCGGTCATACTCCATATTTCAGAGTGGGCTTGTCCAACGGATGCCAGCGTGTCCCCTCCGCCGCGCCGATCCAGTGCTGATTGTCGCCGTTGCCGCCATGCTCCGGGCCGAGCCAGAAAATGATGCGTGTTCCACTGGTCGGCAGCGGCGGTCGCGATTTGACGCGCTCGATCATGGTGCCGCGACTGCGCTGTCGCACGTTGCCAGACTGTGCAGCGGCGAAAATCACGCTGTCGCCAATCTGTATGCGTTCGACGCCCGGGCCGGCCTGCGGAGCATCTCGCGCGCCCACCTGCACGCGATTGAGCCTGCGCGCATCCAATATCGTGCCGCGCCGGTAGTTTCCAAACGGTCCGCGCTCGATGTTCAATCTCATGGGAACAGCATCCTGAAATCGACCCCGCGATACAGATCAGCCTGATATACGCCAACACCCGGCACGAGATTCACGGCGGGCCTGCCGGTGCGCGGGTCCTCGAACCACACGCCCGGGTTCCATCCGCCGGGCTTGTATTGGAATTCAAAATGGAATCTCCATTTGCGCTCCGCAATGTCGAGTGACACCGGCGACGCATCGGCTTTCGTGCACAACCATGTGCCAGGCGCACCGCCCACCCAATAGGTCGAGTTCACCGCGCCGATCCACCGCGCCGACTCCGCGATCGGAATCCATCGCGAAAGAATACCGATCGCGCCAAGCCGCAGTTGCGGCTCGAAAAAATTCACTGTGGCAATCTGCTGCTGCGTCTCAAGAGGGAATTCCGGATCGTCCTCGGAAAACGTATGTTCGACCAGCAGAGGCGCGCCCCATCTGTTGTTCTGCGTCTGCGCCTGCTGAAGCCCGCTGTACACGTGAAAACGAAACGTATTCTCTTCCTGCCCGATCGGAATGTAACGTAACCAGCCACTGACGGATCGCGCCGTCTGCGGCGACGCCTGCACCAGTCCCGTGATTTCTCGCGATTGCAGATACAGCGACGGCGCCCACGATGGCGCGCTGCCAATCGTGTATCCGGCGCCATCCAGCGCGGCAAGCGCCTCGTGCGCAATCTGCGCGCTGCCGCTGGACAATCCCGTGATCAAAAACGGACGCTCCAGCGATTGCAGCGCGCCATCCTGCTCCGTCAGCCGGACCCCGCCATCCTCAAGTCGATCCATGATTACCGTAGCCATCAGACCGCAACCGCCATCATTGTGCGCGTTGAAATCGCATTCGCGATCATGCGCAGATATTCGTTTGTCGTGTCGAGCTGCTCGATGCGCATGCCTGTCGTGGATGACATCAATCGCGCTCCGGCAAGCGCCATTTCAGATTGCGCGCCGGGTATGAAATGCGATGCGCGGGCAAACGCATAATCATGCGCGGCCTTGCCACGCACGGCATCCGCAAGCGCGATCGGATTCCATCCGCCTATCGGAGTTTCGAGCGGATCACGAATCCATCGCGCATCCTGTGCCGTCGCACCGCCGCGATCAACGCCGCCAAACGCAAACGCGACCTTGTCAAGGTCGCCGCTGCCGGCCATTGCACTGATCGATCGGCGCGTTGCGTCAGTCGCATCGGCGACACCCTCCATCTCGCGCGCCGCACGCTCCATGGCACGCGCATAGGTCTCCCACGAAATAAGTCCCTCATCCAGCATTTCGTTCAGATCGCGCTGCGTGTCCGCGAATACCTCCGCAGGCGTGCGCGTTTCGCGCGTCAACCGCTCCGCGTTCATCCGCAATTCGTTCATGCGCCGCTCCGCCGCGTCGAATTCCTCCTGCATCAGCATGGTGGATTGACGCGCCACATCCATGATCGCGGCGTCAGTATTGGCCTCCGCAATGCGACGCTCGCCAGCCTCGCGCCATGCCGCAATGGATGACTTCACGCCATTGAGCAGCTCATCCGCAGACACGGGCCTGATGTCGGTGCCGCCACCGTTTCCGGAACCGGTAATCTTTCTCATGCGCCGATTCGCGTTTTCCATCGCGGCCTGGGTCGTGTACATGAAAGTTTTCATGTCGTCATCCAGCTGCGCACCGGCTGCGCGCAACGCATCCGATCCGATCAGATTGCCGAACCACGACGTGACAGAACCGGCAGCTCCGACAATGCCGCTGCCTAGCCCGAACAGCGATCCGATCCCGACGTCCTTCACCGCGCCAATCACATCGGCAGCGCGTGACACCGTTGCGAATGCGCTGTTGATTCCATCCACTGCCGACATGATCGATCGCAGTGACTTTTCAAGCACAATTGTTCTGTCGATCACGGCGTCGATCCATCCGCGCATGCGCTCCGCCATGCCCTCGCCTCCGGTCATGAACTCGACAAACGCATCGGCCGCGCCGGTCACGACCGGCGCAAGCTCGGATACGACCGTGCGCGCCATGCCGCTGAATGCGCCCTGCATGGAACGAAGCGACTCGTTCATTGCGTTCACGGAATGACCTATCCCGGCGTCGAATGTCAGCCCGAGACGATCCGCCTCCGCGAACATCTGACGCAATCCATCCGCGCCGAGCAGCACCGTATCCGCAATCTCGATCGCGTTCCGCCCGAACAGGCGGAACATCGACTGCGTCCTGGTCGCAGGGTCGATGGTGTTTTTCAGGGCCTCGGCGACTTCGAGAAACGCATCCTCCGGGCGCATCGACGCAAGGCGATCGATGTCGATGCCTAGTCGCTGATACGTGCGACCCGCCTCCGCCGCGCCATCACGGGCCGCGCGCAGGCTGCGCTGCTGGAATGCGATCGCCTTTGTCAGCGCCTCGAACGACGCATAGTTTTTGTCGGCGGCATATTTCAGTCGCGCAACGGATTCCGTCGCAAGGCCGAATGTTTCCGCGACATCGAGTATCTGCTCCATCTCGTGCGCGGTGCGCCTGAACGCATCAACAGCCTTGTATGCGCCGAAGCCGGCGCCGAGCAATGCCGCGAGATTGCGCACGCCGCCATATATGCGATCGACAGACGTGCCGAACGATCGCACGCTGTTCGACGCATCGAGCATCTGCCTGCGGAATCGTGCAGACTCCGCCTCGATCCGCACTGCGAGAACAGCGACACTCATGAATCGACACCTATGATGGATTCAAACACGCGCATCGATTCCTCCGCAGTCTGATGCATCACATCGCCATCAACGGGATTGCGCGGCAACCACGGGATCGGATCGAATTTTTTCGCGCCACCATGCATCACCGCCATGCCCGCCATCGCCTTCGCAATCTGCCACTCGGCGCGCCGCTGCGGCAGGCCAACCGCCGCGTCATATGCGCGCCAGATCGAAATCTCGCCAGATGTCATGCAGCCTATCTCCGCCAGGGTCCTGCCCAGCGCGATCGCGAGATCGCACCGGAACATCAGGCCCGGGCGTTCGATCAGTTTTTTTCCAGTTCATCCGCCGCCGCACCGCCAATACCATTGATTGCCAATGCTGCCGTGTAAATTCGATCGATCGCGGCCGAGGACTTTTCGCTCAGCGCAGGCAGATCATCCTGCGTGAATATCGCGTTGCCATCGGAATCACACGCGCACCACATCACCACGTGCTCGCGAATCGCCGCCCCGTTCTGCGCCCTGCTGCGGCTGATCCAGAAATCAAATTCCTCGCGTGCCCGCGTACTCATCGGCTTCACGTGCACGTCAACGCCCCACTCCGGCACCGACACCGCAACAGGGCGCATGTCATCGCTCGCGAGGATTTTCAGGCGCAGCTCACTCGCGTTCATTGCCATCCTCCTCCGCGGTCGCAACACGACGGCGCGCATCGTCTATGATTGCCCTCGCCTTCGCCTCGCGCTGCCGCTCGATCTCTACAGGCAGACGCGCATCCACCGCGATGCCGCTGCGCTCATATGCTGCGGCAACATCAACACGCAGCTCCACCTCCTGACCGACGCGCAATATCGGAATCGCCCTGCACATCGAAAGCCTCGATTGCAGCACTTCCAAATCCTCGCACACGGGCACATTGAAACGATTGCAATGATTCGCAAGATAGTCCGGAGCAAGCGCATCGAGCGGCGGCGCGACCGGCTTCGATATGCGAACGCGAACGAATGATTCACTCACGGCGTCACATCCTTCGTAATCGCACCGGCGATCTTGATTTCGCTGCTGAACATCATGAGTTCATCCACCTTCACCGGCTCGATGTTGAACGATGTCATGAACCCGCTGAACGCATACGAAGTCCCACCCCCAGCCCACGCGATCGTGATCGTCTCAGCTGCAGCGCTCACCGGCGGATTCTGCGAACCATCGAAAAAACCAGTGATGCGAAACGCGCCATTGTCGAGCAGGCCGCCCGGCGAAAACGTGTGCGACCCGCTCGTGGCAAGGTGAGACGTGTTGATCGCCGCGCGCGTCTGCCCACCACTTTGCGCAATTTCCGTGATCGACGGAGCGAACGCGCTCGTGCCGAATGTAATCGTGGTGCCATTTCCTATAGTCGCAGTAGATGCCATGATCAAATCCTCTTCAGTTCAGTTTCACCCACATGCGCCACTGCTGGCGCACCGCAAAATCGCCAACCTCCTGCCCGTCCTCGGTAACAACTGGAATCTCCGCCGCGTCACGCATGAACATGCCGTACACATCGGCGGAGTCATCGCCAACCGTCACCACGCCGTGCCATCCGTTCAACGCGCTCGATGCCGCATCCGCAGCGCGCCACGCATCGGCGCGCACGGTCGCGTAGAAAAGCAGATCGTAGCGCGCATCAATCACGGAATCCGGCGCATCCATCGCATGCGGATTTGCGCTCGACGTGCGCATGTACTGTGCGCATGGATACGCACTCGACGGCGCAAATCCGTTGAACGCGCTCAGCCCCGTTCCAATCACGTCGCTGACGCCCGGCACTCCGAGAATAGCGGCGCGAAAAACATCATCCGCCGTAATCATCTGCGCCCCACTTTCGCAAATACTCGCTCAATCGCGCGCCGCAATTCGCCGGAGAACGCAGCGATCACACCGGCGGATTGCGCCGCAAAAACATTTCGCATCGCATCGTTGGCGCGCGCGCCTGGATGCTGAAGAATGATCCCGCTCCGCTTCATCCTGATCGCGTGCGGGCGCGTCCCGCCGAAGACCAGGTGCCAGTATTTGGATGGATTTACGCGGCGACGGCCCGCCGCGCCACTGCGACGCAGCGCTCGAATGAACTCGGATCGCGCACCGTCCGGAATGTCGGAAACGGGAACCAGCGCATAGCTCACGTCGCGGCTCGCGATAACGAGCCTGTGCGTGTCACGCGGCACGCCGCGCCGCGCCCGCCTGATTCCTATGTTCTTTTTCAGCGCGCCCGTGCGCACTGGCACCGCCGCGCGCAACGCCGCAACCATCGGCGCGCTCGCCCGAACACCAGCAACGTGAAATGCGCGGCGCGCATCCGCGCCGTTCAATTCATTGAAGCGGCGCAGCACATCCGCCATCAACGCACCGTCAACGCGCATGCTGATCATTTCTGCGCTCCGTTCAGTCCGAGCAGCAGCTCGGCATGTGCATCATCGACATCGATAACGCCGCTAATGTTGTATTCGCGCAGCGGCACAAACATCACTCCAGCCGCGTGCGAGGCGGCAGACGTACCAAATCTGCCTCGCTGCACATGGAGCGTGGCGGTGCCGTGCCCGCCGGTAACACGGAGAATCTCGCTCTCGCATCGCGCATGGAACGGACCGGATCGCAACTCGGGATGCGAATCGCCGCCGGTCACCATGACGACGGTGTCGACGTTCGATGCGCCAGCGGTCAGATAGCCGCACGGCAGAGGAAACAACACGCGCATGTCTGACTTGATGCCGCGCTCGTACGGCATGCGCGCAACGCATTCGCTCTCATCCAGCACGCGCGGACCAATCCGCATCTCGCTCGACGCGACAGGCTCAATGGCCATGTGTCGCCATCCGTGGAGCGTCCATGCAACGACGCTAGTGCCGTCGTTTGCCGTCGAGTAGGACGGGCGCAGGATGGCACATCGCGTGCGATATGCGCCGCTGCTCTGCCGCAACAAATCAGCGCGCACCATGCTACATTGCCCAATCGGCGTCTGAATGGATCATCGCCGTCAATCCGTGCCGCAGCGCGTTCACGCTGCCGCGTGCATTCCCGTCACGATAGTGATACATCTGCGCCACATGCTCCAGAATCGCCATGCGCGTATCGAATGGAACTTCACTAGAATCCGAATAGCCAGCGTACCATGACAGAGAAACCGCATCAGGTCGATCATATGTCAAAGGCAGCACCGCATCGCCGGACAGCGCAACGCGGGCTATTCTGCCGCCGATAAACACGAGCGCATCACTCGATAACGATTGAATGCTGTTCTCTGAATCGTAGTACGCGACAGCGACATCATCAATAGACGCGACAGGATTCACGCTCAGCGCGGCAACGCCAGCCCAGAACATCTTTTCAAACGACGGCGCGGTCATGCGCCAACGCTGCCGCATCATGGCGCGGTTCTGTATGCGCTCGATGTATTGACGGGCCGCGCCAATGGCAAACGAAATCCATGCGTCATCATCAGTATGATCGACACGCAGATGAGAACGAACCTCCGCGACACTGACAGGCTCGACCACCGGCGGCTCGATCAATTCTGTTGTCATCTCTATTCGCCCGCTGTTTTCGATGCGGCGGCATAACTACGGGTTATGCCGCCGCATCTTTCGGAGGAGACGGAACGACAGGAGGATCAGCTCACATACTGCACAACATCCGACGCGCCATAGTCCTCCGCAGGCGTGTACAGCGCACCAATGCCGTACACACTCGCGGATACCAGCGACGCCGCCGTCGCAACAGTAAATGACAGTCTGAAATGCGTGAAGCCGTTCGTGGCATCAAGCTCGGACGGATCAAGCGAAATCACGGCGGTCTTCCCGCTGTAATCGGTACCGGCCTGCGTGAATTGCGTGATCGCCTTGCCCGTAATGTCTTTCGCGCCGGTCCCGCTGCCATCGCTCGCCTGCTGCAACTTCGCGTTGAGCGTGGCGTTCGTGCCGAGTGCACCGGCCTGGATCACCGCCAGAAACTTCGTGAAATTTTTCGCGGCAATCCAGCCAGTCGTCTGCGTGCCCGCACTGTACGACGCCGGATTGACATCGCCAACAGGGACCACGACCTCATGCGCCAATGCGCTTGTCAGATTCATCTCGATTAACTCCTATCGGTTAGGACCGGGTCTGCAATGCAATGAAATCGCTGTACGTCAGCGATCCGTTTTTCGGCGAAACAGGATTCTGGAGGAACGGCATTCCGCCAACGCGCATGATCCAGCGGAACGCGCTGATGTCCTGCGCGAAATGCACGTGAATGCTTGAATCGAACCGCAGGCTCGTGCTGTGATAGATGCCGTAGTATCCGCGTGCGTTCACAAGCACGATGTCGCCCTCGGTCCCAAGCGTGCTGCAATGCTCGGAAATCACAATCGGAATGCCGAGCAGCATGCCGCCGGGCGCATCCTTCAATCCGCTCGCGGGCGATGTCCACGCCGGAGACGACCCGATGGTCAGCGTGATGATCTGCGAGTACGCGCTCGCGCTCATCAGCCACACCCACTGCGCATCGTTCGACGTGCGACGCCGCGCAAGCATCTTCGTGACGTTGGCTGCGTTGATCGTGCCAGCGGCCTGACCGGTCTCCTTCGCAACCGTCACCTGCGAACTGTGACCGAAAAAACCCACAGGCTTCGCAATGCCGTCACCGGAATAGAACCCTTCGGAAATGACGTAGTCGAGCGCGGCGCCTGCCTGTCGCGTGATCACGTTGTTGAGGCGCGTCGCGTCGCTGTTCAATTCCTCGGTCACGTTCACGAGCGCGCCGACCTTGTGCAGGCGATTGATCCGCTTCTCGACGTTCGGCTTTGTCGCCGTGAGCGAACCGCCCTCGCCAAGCCAGTAGGGGCGAATGCCGGACGCGCCCCACGGCGTGGTCTCGTCGCCGTCCCATTCCACGGCGTTCGTGCTGATCGGCTCCTTGTACAGAACATTGAAAAGCGAAGTCGTGCCGTTGATCGCGGAGAAAATTTCCTCGCGCATCTGCGGCGGCACGAGAAAACCGCCCTCGCCGCCGACAGACTCCCGAGCGAATTCACTGCTCGAAATCCCGTACAGCTCCAGCCTGTTCTCCGCATGCTCGATGCCGCCAAACAGCGGCAGCAGACGACGCGAACGCTCGATTGTCGTCTGACCCGTCGCCACGGCACGCACCTCGCGGAGAAATTCCGCAGGCGAACGATAGCCGCACATCGGATCACGCTCGAAACCTTCGCGACCAACCTCGATGCGCGGACGGTTCGATGCCACCGGAGACATGCGGCGCACACCGCTCTCCGCAACCTCGCCGCGAATGCAGGAATCCTGAAGACGCTGCGCACGAAGGCGCGCATTGTGATCGCGAATCTGCCTCTCGATCTCGGACTTCTCGGCATCCAGCGCATCAATCTCCGCCGTCGCTTCCTCGCTCAACGGCGCATCTCCTGCCTCCGCGAGAATCTGGCGGCCGCGCTCCGAAATCGCGGTCAGCCGTGCAGTCAGTTCTTCAAGTGTCATTGATGTTCTCTCCTGGGTTAAAAAAAACGGGCGCATGCGATGCAAACAGGATTGCCACGCACATGCGCCCGACTCTGGGTTGCGCTGCCCGGCGCGCCTTCTGCGCGCAGAGCGATTCAAATCCAAGTCAAATTAAAACACATCCGAATCCCATTGTCAACAGGAAAATAAAACACCATTGATGTAGTACGCATCAAAGCATGCGGGCGCGCAAGGCCGCGTTACGCCGCGAAAATGTCATGGAGGCCAGGGACATCGCGCGGGCCATGCTCGCATCGTGGCCCTGCACGACGTCCACCAGCCCGAGAATCTGCGCGTCGTTGGCCGACCAGTATTGCCCGTTACCGACGGCGTCCCACGAAATTCCAGCACGACCACGCTGCACATCGGCGCGAAACATCGCATCGCCCTCATCGATGCGGCGACGCAGATATTCGAGCATCTCATCATCCAGCGGCACGCCATCGACGCCGGCGGCCTTGAACCGCGCCCGCGTAATGACGCGAGGCACGATGCCCTGATTCTCGAAATACTTCGACGTGTCATACAGAACCATGATCGTGCCGAGGCATCCGACAATGGTCGTGCGCTCGGCGTAGACCTCGGACGCCTGCGACGCCAGCCAGTAGCCGAGGCTGCACGCCTGCGCCATGACGTGCGCAACCACAGGCATGCCGGATCGGCGCGCCTCATAAATCGCATCACTCGCCTCGCCGCATCCATTCACGATGCCGCCAGGCGTATCCACGCGCAAAAGAATTGCGCCAACTTCACGCATCGCCATCGCCTCGCGCACGCGCGCCGCAATGGCGCGTGAACTTGCCATGCCGAAATAACGCTCGCCGATTCCGCCGGACTGCACTATCGGGCCGAAAACATCTATCACGGCCACGCCGCCAGACACCAATCGCTCCGAATTCTGATCGGCGGCGGCGCGGGATACGCCCGCGAAATGTTTCGCGATCTCGCGATCGTCGAAAACCCAGTCACAGCCGTCGCGAATCGCCCACAGTTCATGCCTCATTCGTTATTTCCTCCAGCGTGCGCATCGCATCAATCACGTCTTGAATCCTGTCGCCGCTCCTGTGCAACCGCATCGCGATCATGCGCTCGGCATGCTCGTGCGCCTTCAACGCCGCAATGTCGCCGCGCATTCCGCAGGCCATGTACGCGCTGTGCAGCACCGGATCAAGAATGTCATGCATGTATCCGGACTGCGATTCCAGCCATGAACGGAACTGCTCCGCGCATCCGTTGCGCTCAAGCGTGTCCAGCCTGCGCCGCTCGCGCCGCGCAATCGTCTCGATCGACGCAACCAGTGCGGGAAGCAGATGCGCCGCAGGCGTGCGCGTCGTTGACGGATCACCGCCATCGCTGATGCCGCCGCGAATTGCGCGGCGTTCCGCGCTCAACTCGCCAAGGCTCTCCAGCGGCGCAAGATTCACCGGCGCATACAGCCGATCCGCCGCCGCGTTCTCGCTCGGATTCTCACCAAGGCGAATGCGAACCTCGTTCGGTTCGAGAATGCCGCTCATGACAAGATTGCGATAATACTCGCCCTGACTGCGAATGTCGCCCTTCATGAGTTCGCCCAGATCGAACTGACAGTAGAGCGGTCCCGCATCATCCAGAAGCTTGATGTCGATCTCGTTCTCGATGGCGCGGCACCACGGCAACAGACACGAATCATGGAATTGAATCCGCTGATGCTCCGGCGTGCTGTACGGCGCGTTCTTGTAATCGCTCAGCAGGTACGGCGGCACACCTGTCAACCGCGAAACCTCAAGCACCTGAAACTCGCGTGTCTCCTGATACTGCGCCTGATTGTTCGGCACGCTCAACGCCGAATAGGTCGCACCGTCAAACAGGAACATCACGCCGCCGCGGCGGCCCTTGCCATGCGCCTCCATGAACTTTGCGCGCATCTCAGCGATCTGCGCCTCGGATTTCGGCATCGCGGTCGGATATGAAATGATGCTGCCCGGCGCACCGCCGTTTCCAAAAAACTCCTGACCCATGCGCTCCGTCGCAACACCATACGCGAGCGCCTCGCGACCGAGACCGACAAATCCGGTGCCGATGATCCCGTCACCGAGCGGCAACTGCGCAACATGAAGAACATCGCGGCGCGACAGCATCGCATTCCCGCCACCATCACCGTTCCACACCTCGTAATAGAGATCGCCGTCAACGGGATCGCGACGCGGCATCACGCGCCACGATTCGATCGGCCACAGCTCGATTATCTCACCGCCGACGTTCCGCACTATCTCGACATAGGCGTTGCCCCAGCGCAGCACCCACAGCATCACCGCGACCCAGAACTGATATGCCGTCATCTCCGAATTCGGCCTGCGGTTCAGCAGCGACACCACGCGATGCCCCGCAATGTCCTCGTAACGGCGCGCATCCACGGCACGACGCACGCGCTTCGGAAGAACCGCAACCGTCTGCGCAATGACCGCGCAGGCCCGCAGAAACGGCGTGTACTGCATCGCCGTTTCCTCGTTGATCAGTTCACCGCTGCGCGTGTGGCGCGAACCCTCGACAATGTACACCGGATGCCGCGGATCACGCCGCTTTTTCGGCGCATTTCTGGCATTCCCCGCCCGTTTCGTTGCCATGCCATCCACCTCCATGCACAGCGTTATAGTACAATAAAGCCGTAATTCGTTCCACCACGCACAATATCGGATTTTGCCGCGGTGCCGACCGCCATGATCAGGGCCACAGGACCGTCGATCTTGCGGCGTGACAGGCTCTTGTCCGGCTTCATGAGACCGCCGCTGCCGACACGCGCAATCACATTGGAAATCTCCCACGCCATCAGCGGGTTGCCATCGTGCTCCAGCAGGCCATCGCGAATCATGCGCTCCGTCTCCTGCATCGGCGCGTTCATGCTCACCTCGCCGAATCGGTGCTGCGTCATGCGAAGACCGTGCCGCTCCTGCAACGCCGCAGATATGTATGCCGCGAGATACGGATCGTAGGCTATCTCCGACACGGAATATCGCTCCGCAATGGAAGCGATTTCACCGGCGAGCGCGCCATCGCCGGATAAATCGATCATCTCGCCCGGAACTGCGCGAATCCAGCCGTCACGCTCCCATTGCGCATAATCAACACCATGCTCACGCGATCTGCGCTGCATCACGTCGCGCGCCATGAAATGCCACGACAGCATGCGCCACGTCTCGCGCTCGCCATGCGGCGGAAATACCAGCACGAACGCCGCCAGATCGTTGCTGTGCGCCAGATCGAGACCGCCTACGCATGGATCGCCAATCAGCGAATCGGCCGAATAGTCGCGCGCGAGACTGCGCCACACATCCGCATCAACCCAGGCCTGAACGTCCTGCGTCCAGATGTTTAGCCTGTACCGGCGGAAAATGTTGTGGCGCCCGCTCGCAACGCACTCGGCGCAATCGGATCGCATCGAATCCTCGCTGATGATCGTGCCGAGCGCAGGGTTGGCCTTGCGCCACGTCGCCGGATCGCGCCAGTCATCATCCGGATGCGCCGCGTAAATCACGGGCCAGAAACTGGACAGCTCCGCCGCGCCACTGATCAGCTTCGCCGCCTGCTCGTGCATGATCCAGCCGATCGAATTCGGGTCATAAAGCCCCGCCGTAGTAATGAAAAACGCGAGCGACTGCGTGCGCGCCGCGCCACCGTAACGCAACGCATCAATCAGATCGGGCCTGCGATGCGCATGCACCTCATCCACCGCAAGCGCGCTGATGTTCAATCCCTCCGCCGTCTCGTTGTCCGCGCTCAATGCGCGCATGACACCGTCGTTCGCACGGCACTTGATCGTCTTCACGCTCGGAATGATCTCGACATGCGGCGAAAGCACGGATGACGCGCGAACCATGCGCGCCGACTCGTTGAATACGATGCTCGCCTGCTGACGATCCACACCGGCCGTGTACACCTCTGGACCACCCTCGCCATCCGCCATCAGCATGTAGGGCATCAATGAACTGATCACCGTGCTCTTGCCGTTCTTCTTCGGTATCTCGCAGTAGGCCTGACGGATCAGGCGCGTACCATCGGCACGGCGCCAACCAAACACCGGATGCAGCAGATCATCGCGCTGCCACGGCATCAGATCGACCGGCCGCCCAGCCCACGCGCCCTTGCTCTGTCGACAGAATCGCTCCATGAAAAACGTGGCACGATCCGCGAGCATGCCGTCGAACCACGCACCATCAGGCACAGGACCGGCGGGACATCGCAATGCGCCAGCTCCGCATGTTGCGCGTGAAAACGTATCATGCCCGCGAACCTGCTCACAGCCATCACGCTCGCCGATCAGCCAGTCGCCAGGACCATCCCACGCGGCATCATTCTCGAACGCGCACAGACCCCATACGCTGCGATCCGCGCCGAACCGTTCGCGAGCACGCTCAATCACGACATCGCGATGCAGCCGCCACTGCCGCGCAAGCCAGTCAATGTCAATTTCCTGACCGCATCGATCCGTGCCGCTCGCTCGGACACGAGGCACGCTCTCCGTCGTGAACGGTGACACGGAAATGGCGTGCAGATGAAGCAGCTCGGCATCGGATTCGCTCAGGCCAAGACGAAGCCCAAGCTCATCCGCGCCCGCGAGAAACCAATAGAAATGGCCGCGCTCCAGAAATATCTGGAGCGCGGGCGACATCACCGCATGCGCATCGCGTCGCCGCGCATATCCGGCACGCGCTCCGCCAACCGCATGCATCATCCGCGCCATAGCAGGATGCCCGACTGCCGCGCAACGGATCGCGGCGCAGGGTCAGGACTGCACCGCGATCCGCGTGCACGGCAAAAATCAGAATGGAATATCATCGTCTTCGACACCGGCGACCGGTGGCGAGTCCGAAGGCGCAACACCATCAGAATCACGCTCCAGCAGATCAACGGCGGACGCAACCAGCACGATGCGGCGCCGCTGCTCCCCGTCGCGACCGGTCCATGCGTTTTCCTCCAGCCGTCCGGTGACCACGACCGCAACACCCTTTTTCAGGCGCGGCGCAATCCGCTCGGCATGATCGCGCCACAGTGTCACGTCAATCCACGTGGCCTTCTCGCGCCACGCATCGCCATCACGCCACCGTCGCGAATTGCACATGGAAAACGAGCAGCAGGATTCTCCCGATGCGGTCCTGCGCAGCACGGCGTCGCGACCGAGACGACCGGCGAGCACGACGTGATTCAACCCTGGCACGCGCACGCCGCTCATGGCGCACCATCGGAATCGTCTAGCAGCATCTCGCTCTGATCGAATCCGCGCAGATGAATCACCACGCGGCTGCCATGCATGTCCGCAAGCATCCGACGCGCCGACATCGTATTGGGCACCGCGATCTTCAGAATGATCGGATCGCTGCCGGTATCACCGTCAACACCCGGGCTGTACGGCGGAAACACGACAGTCCGATCAATGTACCCGGTCAATTGCGGCGAGACCGATTCCGCGCACTCCAATGCCGCGATGTCGGCATCCGGCATCTCTTCGACATTCCGTTTCCTCATGATCATCTCCTTGTTGTTGATGCGAATCTCGCGCTACACGTTCACGCGAAGATTAGCAGTTCGCCACGATGCAAGAACATTCCATGCCGGCTTGGGCGTGCCATCGGCACGCCACAGGCCAGATGTCCTGTTCCATGCGTTGGCATCGCTCAGGTCCCAGTACCAGCATCCCTCGACGGCAGGCGTGCGGTGAAACAGATTCAACAGGCGATCCAGCCATTCCGCCTGCTTCGACTCGGTCCATCCGTCACGGTTCGATGGAATGGAAATCTCGGTCACATGAATCGGCTTGCCCAGAACAACCAGCGCATCAAGATTCCTCTGAACAGTCGTGATGGACGGCAATTTCCCGCCAACAAGCGGATCCAGCCAATGGCACTGGATGCCGATTACGTCGGCAAGGTGAAGCCACGGCCTGTAGGCGTCGCGCACGATGCGCGAAAATGCGATCTGGTTCATGCTCAATCCATACTCGTTCAATCGCACGCGGCAGTCAGGACGCAATGAACGCCATCGCGCAATCATCTGATCGAATCCCGAAACCGGATAGTGATGGTGCTCGTTCACGACATCCACCACGCTCAGACCGCTGAACGTTCCAGCGTACCACTCCACATGCCGCATCATCTGCGCTGCATCATAGTCAGGGCCCTGGGCAGCGGCGAGATTGTAGACGACAGGATGACCAGCAACGTACATGCCCGAATCACGGCATCGCACAATCCAGTCGTTCACCTCGCGCACGGGCTGATCGCGATACCCACCGGAACCACCATCAAACTGACGCCAGAATGT